AAGATAAATTGAATCTGTATCTGATGCAACAATATAATCTATCTTATCGTGTGTCTTTAATATCTTATTCATATATTCATTTACATTCTTTTCAATAAATCTAATTACAAATTGACCAGATGATGTGATAGCAGTTGCTTGTCTTACATCATAGTATCTAAAGTATTGATTACCAATCGCACCATAAGCAGAGTTCAACGCAATCTTTTTTGCCCATTGTATATTATGACAACGAGATATTTCTTTTGCTGTTTTTGGGTCTTTTGTTTTTTGATATTCTTTTTTAGCTTGAAATGCTAGTGTCTTAAACTTAACCCTATCATTGTACATATTTTCCATAAGTCTAGGTAAGAAACCTGGACTATCTGTTTTAAACATAGCACCATTTGGTGTAATACAAGCGCCTTCAGTTTTTAAGTGTGTTAATGGTGTCGCATGTTTTAACAACTTATCAACTGAAACGCCTGATGGTTTAACGCCAATGATTTTTTCTGGCGAAATGTTATACTGCATAATTAGATGAGGATATAGAGAGTTAATGTCAAATGATACTATCCATTTATGCATACCTGTAATAGGGTCTTTAACATAAGCGCCGTCATACTTGTCTTCCTTGACGTTATCTTCCTTGGGAGGAATCATTATATTTTCTTTTTTCAGGTAATTGTAAATTAACATATCCCACATTCTTACTTGCGAGAATACATCATTGTAATTAACTTTTGCTTCATACGCCATAGTTAATACAAGTTCAATTAGTTTTAATTTATCTTCTAATCCATCAACAATCTCAACGTCTTTGATGTTGTAATCAATAAATGATTGAAAGTCTTTTGTATACCAATCTCTAAATGTATCATAAGGGTTTTCATCTTTTTGTAAACCAAGTTCTACTTTACCAATATAATCTAGTTTGTAACTTTCTTGTCTTTGTGGTATAAACTTTTTGTATAAGTCCAAGTAATCTAACATTACAATACCAAAAATATTATAATGTGTTTGTGGTCTACCTCTTACAACAATTGATTCTCTTTCAACTAAATTCCATGGTGAAAATCTTTTAATTACTTTTTCATCTACTAGATTTCTAATACGATTAAACAAATAAGGTATATCAAAAAATTTAGTATTCCAACCTGTAATAACATCAGGATAGTTTTTAATCCAAAACTTCATAAACTCCATAATCAAAGACTTCTCTGACTTACATCTTATATAAGTTACATCTGGTCTATCTGTTTTAAACTCACCTGTACCCCAAGTTATAATTTGTTTATTAGATTGATTTTTAACTGTGATTGCTAGTAGTTCTTCTGTTGGATTTTCTATATCAGGAAAACCATTCTCGGCACTACACTCTATATCAAGTGTAAATATTTTTATTGCGTCTTTGTCAAATTGTATATCGTCAGGATACTCGTTTGCAATGTATTGATATTGATACCGATCCATTCCATACAATGGTGAGTTATCTGTATTATAAGATTTTTTAAACTCTCTTGCTTTTGATATATTTCCAAATGTAATAGGTTTGAGATATTGACCTTTTAATGTTTTGAAATTGGTTTGTTCTTGCGTGATTGCATAAAGGGTAGGATTGAAATCTAATTTTTCTTTGTATTCTTTTCCCTCGTGGATACCACGTACTAACAACTTACCTCTATGTTCAATAACATTTTTATAAAAGTTCATAATTTATTATAACACTAAATTTTATAATTGTCAAGTAAATGTAAGACCAAACCATCGTGTTCTTTTTTTAATTGAATTTGACAACCTAATCTACTCACATCTGGATCATACCCTTTTTCATATTCAATTAAGCTTCCCTCAAATGAACTTTCTTTTACTTTACCAATCTTATCTATCCAAGTTTTATCTATTTTGATATGACACGTAGCACAAGCACAACAACCACCACAGTCGCCAGGGACTTCAGGCAAGTTACCATAATCTCTGGCCGCCTCCATAATAGTTCTACCCTCATCAACTTGGACTGGAATTGTTTCCAGTCCTCGTTTAAAGTTTATGGTAATCATTAAATCTGTGGTAACTTAGATTCTGTAATTAATCCTGGAGCAGTAACTATACTGCTTGTATTTTGTTGATAAGAAGAAAGTATTTCTTCTTTTGGTTCAACGATAGAAATGATTTTATCATTTTTGATTGTAACATTATCACTCTTACTATATGGTGAGTAAAGCGTCATCATCAATTGAACAGGTTTTCCTGGACCTTGTTGATGAGGTATGATAACAAAAGGTTTATTTAAACTTGTACCTTGGTCGTTTTCACTTATTTTGGCGATAACATCTTCACCTGTAACTAATCTTAATATTTTCACATCTGACATAATAACTCCTTAATTGTTTATAATATAACACACATTGACTTAAATGTCAATGTTATTTTTCGTCATTGTCTTCTTTGTCTGGTTCAAAACCTACTTTATCAGGTTTACCTTTTTTTTCAATCGGTCTTAATCGTTTACTTAATACAAATGTTCTATTAGGATTGACACTAATATTCATTTGTCGCATTAAATCTCTATTTATTAATATATCTGAACCTGATCTTGGTCTTTGGTCTAAACCTATTTCAATATCTTTGTAAGTAAAACCATTAAAGGTTAAATCCATTAACATCGTTGGTCTTATTTCTGATGGCTCGTTAGTAGCATTTGATCTGAATACTTCACTTGTACCGTGTTTTGGTTTAGTATAAACTTTACCATCATACTTCCATTTTACTATTTTACCTTTTGATTCTAAAATTTCATCTGCGTGTAAAGCACAAGCAGCTGATCCATTACCTGTATCAAACTTAACTCTTACTTTACCTATCTCATCTAAATCAATAGTTTCTAACCAACCACATTCTATAAGTGATTGTCTGTCCCAATGAGTTCTTTCTGATACCCAATCTACTACATAAGACATCATTGTTTCACCGTCTATTCTACCAGATGGTTCTGGATCAGAATAGTAATCTTTGTATTGATAACCTTCGTAATCAGCACCTGATCCTGGACTACCATTAATTTCTAAAATGTAAGGTTTACCCTTGTAAACAATGTGATCTACGCCACACATATATGCTCTGGACACTCTAGCGGTCTTTAAAACAAGCTCTATTTCTTCTTCACTTAACTTGTAAGGTTCTGCTTCAGCACCTCTATGTGTGTTTGATCTAAAATCATAACTACTATGAGTTCTTTTTGTACTAGCAAATATCTTATTATCTACAACAAAAGTTCTTACATCAAAATCACATTCCATATATTCTTGTATTAAAACTTCTGCGTTTAACTTCCACATCGCTTGTACTGTCGCCATCAAGCCTTCAAAACTTTCTATCTTAATTACGCCAACACCTTGAGTTCCTGTTAGTGTTTTCATAATGATTGGAAACTTACCGCCAATCATATCTAAACCTGTTTTTATATTTTTTTCATTTGATACAAAAGCTGTTCTAGGTGTAGGTATACCAAACTTCTCAAACAATAATGCTGATGTTAATTTGTTATCACACGTAAGCATTGCTGCTCTAGTGTTTAACATAAATGCTTTTGAGTTTTGAAATGCTGATATTAAAGATAACCCTGCTTCGTCTTCTAGTGCGCCACCTCTTGTAATACAAACTGTATCTCTACCTATAAAAGTATGTTCACCATTTTTACCATCATAATTATAAACTGTAAGTGTATTTTTATCTTCGTCTTTTTGGGTGATGATTGTAGTTTTAGTATTTACAATAACACATTTAATACCTTTTTTCTTACACGCTTTAGATATAAGATCAGCAGTTGTATTTTCTTTAGGGTCTTTTGAATCTGCTACTGTAACAATAGCAATCGTAATAGGTTTTGCTTTACGATCTAGGTCTTGTTCTGTTATAAATTCTCTAAATTTTGGAACCAACATCTATTCATTCTCTGTATTAACTTCTTCCTTATTCTCATCAATCTTTTTTCCAATATTATATTTCGCTGATAAGTTCCATTCTTTTTTTTCTTTAAAAGGTAATACTTTAATTTGAGATAATGGTGCTTTGTTTTCAGCTTGTGATCTTTCCACTATGTCTATTAAGTTCCAATCTTGTAATAGAATTGATATTGTATTTCTTCTTTGAATATCATTCTCTGTCAATGTTGCTTTCTTACCATCTAACGCAAATAGTTCTTTAAAATGTGTTATGTAATACTTACCTTGTTTATGTAAAATATGACAAGATTGATATAATGTTTTATCTTTTCTACTGGCGACACCGATACGTGTCAAAGTTTCTCTGATCTTTAAGAAGTCGTCTGGTTGTTTAATCGTAACCTCTAACATACTCTCTGGCGACCAATTAATTGTTTCTTCGCTCATTTTGTTCTCCCACCTTTGTTCAAGGTCTCTTTTATAAATTCAATTTGTTCGTCTTTTAGTATGTTGAGAGCCTGTTTTGCTTTCTCATTACTATATCCAT